TAGATTGGTTGTACCCCTAGTCGCAACTTAGACATTCAAGGAACTGGAGACACTCTTGTTTCTATTGTTTCTCCGGCGTCAAACCAAGCGGCTTTATTTTTTGGTGATACTGACAGTGACTCTGTAGGCCGCGTCGCTTACGACAACAGCGACAACTCTATGCGTTTTACAACCAACGCAAGCGAAGCCATGCGCATCGACTCAAGCGGCAACTTGCTGGTGAACACGACCAGTAGCGGACAGCCGAACGAAAACTATTTCCAAGCTAGGGACGCAAGCGGATTTCAAGTTGCGGTAGGTCACGCAGACACTGTTTCAAATGGTCAGCCATATTTTTACATGACGTTCGGTGGCGTTGCCATCGGCTCCATCACGCAAGCCACTGCGTCTAGTGTTGCCTTTAACACCTCCTCAGACCAACGCCTCAAGAATAACATCGTAGACGCACCTTCTGCTTCTGCCGACATTGATGCTATCCAAGTACGTTCGTTTGACTGGAAGGCTGACGGGTCACATCAGAAGTACGGCATGGTTGCACAAGAACTACAAAGCGTTGCACCAGAAGCTGTATCAGCACCAGAAGACCCCGAAGAAATGATGGGTGTGGACTACAGCAAGCTCGTTCCAATGCTTGTAAAAGAAATTCAATCACTACGCGCTCGCGTACAACAACTGGAGAATAACTAATGGCTACATGGACAGTTTCAACAATTGATCGTGACTTAACACAAGAGTTAGCAGATGTTGTGGTCACTTTGCACTACCAATGTACAGATCAAGATGGCGACGCAGCAGGAAGAGTCTACGGCACAGTAGGCTTAGCAGCACCTGATTCGTCTTCATTCACAGCTTACGCAGACATTACTGAAGCAGATGCGATTGCTTGGGCGAAAGCGGCTCTTGGTGATGATGCTGTTACGGCAGCAGAAGCGAAGGTTGCAGCACAGATCACAGAACAAAAGAATCCAACAGCAGCGACAGGAGTGCCTTGGTAATGAGTGAAGAAAACAAGGTCGTAATTAACGACGAAGAATATAGCTTCGGTGATCTGAAGGTTGAGACTCAGGCCCATATTGCTAGAGTCGCAGAGATCCGTCGTGAAATCGCCGCACTGCAACAACAGATCGCAGAGCGTAACGTGTTACTGCAAGCCTACACCCAGAGCATCGTTGAAGGTGTTCAGACAGTAGAAGAGCCTGAAACTGCACAAGGTCTACCCGACAACTTTAAGGAACACTAATGAGTTTGCTTGAAATCGTCACCACTTTGACGACTTTATCAGTCGTTGCATCCGCAATTTGTGCCGCTACGCCTACTCCAAAAGACGATGCGTTCATGGCAAAATATGTGTACCCCGTAATAGAAGCGTTAGCATTAAATGTGGGTAAGGCTAAAGAGTAGCTATGAGCTATCTTGCAATGTCGGAGGTTTGGGAATTGGAAAACGGTGACAAGGCATTACAGGAAATCAACGCACATGAACGTGAGTGTGCTTTGCGCTATGAGCGCATCGAAGAGCGTTTGAAGGATGGATCAAAACGGTTTGACCGACTTGATGAAAAGGTAGATCGATTTGGAAATAGGCTTTGGTGGATCATAGGATTAATCATCGTGAGCATTTTGGTGCCACAGTTTTTAGGAGGTTGATATGAGTGACGGAACAATCAAGATCCCAACATGGGGTTTACCAATCGCCGCAGCAGTCTTGTCAGGCGCAGTCGTATGGGGCGCTAGTCAGGCACAAGCGCAGGCAACGCAAGAAGAAGTAGACCGCATTGAGGCAGTTGTTGAGAAAACGGTAGAAGAAGCGCAAGCGACGGGAAAGTTAGCGGCAGTCAATGCATCAAAAATAGAAGCCATAGTGGATTCGTTAGCGGAGCAGGCGGAGACAGCCAAGGCGAGCGACGCGAAGCTCCAACAACTCATCGAAATAATGCTCAATCAGAAGTAGTTCAGTGCGATCTGAGTCGGTATCGATTGATGACCAAAATTCAACCGCCGTCTTATCGGCATTGTTTGGTTGTTGAGTGGTTGAAGAAGGCACAAGGTCAATGTCCAGCAGGATTTCGCGAATACATGATCAATCGAGCGCCTGTTGTTTTAGGGACGGCTTATGATCTTGAAGTTAAACTGTTGATGTACGGTTTGACCAAACCGGCGGATGAAGGAAAACAAGCGGTAAAACAAAAGCGTAGACTCTGATGCGTACTTTGATGATATTTGTTTTGATCACTTTGGGTGATGATAATGAACCGTTAGAGCAGAAGTATTACTTTCAAGAATTGACTTCATGCTTAGAGTATTCGGTCGCGCTAAATTGTCAAAATGTTAGGTCGGTCATGGGTGTTTGCACGGGGCCAAGCACCCAAAGAATCAGAACTTATTGTTCGGTTATAGAAATCCCAGCCAGCGAAGCTGGCAGCAAGTATCAGTTCAGAGATCCAAGCAAAGCGAAAGTCGAATGAAAGCAAAGATGGTGCTGATCATGGTTGTCGGTCTGATTGGATTGTTGGCAGTCATTGTCATAGGCGATTTTTACATTGCAATTCGAGAGAATAAATCTCCTGACGAGTCGGTGATCCAGCTTCTACAACATGCCATAGTAGGCTTTATCGGAGTCATCAGTGGTTACGTCGCAGGGAAAGAAAATGGCCGCTAAAAAGTTAGAGCCAAACAGTGATTATGCCAGCTACGACGCAGATGGCGATGGGATAGTTACCGATAACGAGTTAGAAACTAGCAAGGAACTGCAAGAACTAAAAATCAGCAACGAAAGAGCGCAGGCACAAAGAAGTATGAGTTGGTTTGCTCTGTGGGGGATGTTGTTGTATCCGTCGTTAGTGGTTGTAAGCAGTTGGGCTGGGTTGGTGCAGGCGGCAAGTATTTTGGGCGATATGGCTAGTGTTTATTTTGTGTCAGTTGCAGGTATATTGGCAGCGTTCTTCGGAGCGCAGGCGTGGTCAAACAGAGGGAACGGTAGATGAGTTTAGTGGGACAGCTAATTGGTCCAGTCACAGGTTTGCTGGATAAGTTCATTGAAGACAAAGATCAGAAGAATGCTTTGGCCCATGAGATCGCAACGATGTCAGAGCGCCACGCGCAGGAAGCACTCAAAGGCCAGCTTGAAATCAACAAGATGGAAGCTGCACATAAGTCGTTATTTGTAGCTGGGTGGCGACCTGCCATCGGTTGGATCTGTGCGGTAGGGCTGTTGTACAACACTATTATCGCCAACGTACTGGGCATCTGGATGGATGTGCCAGAGGTAGATACAACACTTCTTGTGCCCGTTATGATGGGGATGTTAGGTCTCGGAGCAATGAGAAGCTGGGAGAAGACCAAAGGCGTAAGTCGGGAGAAATGAATGTCTGAAAAACTGATCAAGATGTTGAAGATGCACGAAGGTGTAGAAACCCATGCTTACAAATGTTCGTCAAACAAGATCACAGTTGGTGTTGGGCGCAATGTTGACCCGGTTGATGGTTTGGGTTTGAGCGAAGATGAAATTGATTATCTGTTGAAAAATGACATAGATCGAGTGGTTCAGGAACTTGAAAATGAGTATGTTTGGTTTGCTGACCTATCACCAGCAAGACGTGATGCTCTGGTGGACATTTCTTTCAATCTCGGTGCTACTCGTCTGCGAAAGTTTAGAAAGGCTTTGAAAGCGATGGCAGACGAAGATTACGAGCAAGCGGCCAACGAGTTTATGGATTCGAGGTGGAGCGAACAAGTTGGTCGAAGAGCGGTTACTGTTACCGAGATGATCCGAAAAGGTGGATATGTCTGAGGTAGTCCTCAAAGATTTCGACATCCTCTCTGACCAAGAACGGTCAGAGGCGATGGCTCTGCTCAAAAAATATGACCAGCTTGAAAAGCAGGAGGAGTGTCAGGCAGACTTCATTTCTTTTGTGAAAAGCCAATGGCCTGATTTTGTTGAGGGCCGTCATCATAAAATTATCGGCGAAAAGTTCAATAAAATCGCTCAAGGCAAACTCAAGCGGTTGATCGTTTGTTTGCCTCCGCGACACACAAAATCTGAGTTTGCCTCCACTTACTTTCCCGCATGGATGATGGGTTTGCGCGGCAATCTCAAAATAATCCAGACCACGCACACTGCGGAGCTTGCAACCTCGTTCGGCAGGAAGATTAGGAATCTGATTGATAGCGACGAATATAGCGAAGTGTTCCCTGATCTGAAACTGCAAGCCGACAACAAGTCAGCGGGTCGTTGGACCAGCAACAAGCAGGGCGAGTTTTTCGCCGCTGGCGTCGGCGGTGCAATAACTGGACGAGGTGCTGATCTACTCATCATTGACGACCCAGTCAGTGAGCAAGACGCGCTTAGCCCAACCGCGATGGACGCCGTCTACGAATGGTACACGTCCGGCCCTCGACAGCGTTTGCAACCCGGTGGAATCATCGTGATCGTAATGACTCGATGGTCCACAAAGGATCTCGTTGGGAAGGTGCTTAAAAAACAAGGCGATGACCACGCTGACCAATGGGATGTCATTGAGTTCCCTGCAATCATGCCCGAATCAGATACACCGCTTTGGCCAGAGTTTTGGAAGAAAGAGGAATTGCTCAGTGTTAAAGCCTCGCTCCCAGTTGCGAAGTGGAACGCGCAATGGATGCAAAACCCGACAGCGGAAGAGGGTTCTATCGTCAAGCGTGAATGGTGGAATAAATGGGAAAAAGATGTTCCGGCATACAGCTACGTCATTCAAAGCTACGACACCGCTTTTAGTAAGAAAGAAACCGCCGACTACTCTGCAATCACGACGTGGGCCGTTTTTGAATTCATGGACGTTGAGCAAATCATTTTGCTGGACGCTAAGCGCGTGCGCTTAGACTTCCCAGAGCTTAAAAAATTAGCTTGGGACGAATATCGATATTGGGAACCTGATTGCGTTTTGATCGAAGCCAAGGCGTCAGGAACACCGCTCACACAAGAACTTCGTCGGATGGGCATACCAGTGACAGCCTATACACCGTCGCGGGGTCAAGATAAGATTGCGAGAATGAACAGTGTTGCCCCGATCTTTGAGTCGGGCATGGTGTGGGCACCAGACGAGATTTTTGCCGAAGAGGTCATCGAAGAAATGGCGAGTTTTCCTTACGGCGATAACGACGATTATTGTGACTCGTCCACTATGGCTTTGATGCGGTTCAGACAAGGCGGTTTCCTTGCCCTTGACGGAGACTATGTCGAAGAGATCACTCCTATGCGACGTGACAGGAAGGTGTACTACTGTCC